CTGCGGAGTCTTTGAATCCCGCAGCTTCCACCATTCTCCCGAGAGTGTTGCGGTACTGCCCCATGCTCACCAATGGGTTTGCTGGCCCCATCTGTCCCAATACTTGTTCTTGTTTTTGCAAGACCATTTGCAGCATCGCCATTTGTTCTTGACGGTTGCCAGCACCGAGACCCACATTAATGTCCACATCGTACTGATTCGACCACTCTCGCGGGTCAAAGGACACATACGACCCTCTCATCCGCACGATACGGGGCTTGTCTTGATACTTGCAGAGAAGGTGCAGAATCCCTTTGAAAAGCGATTTAACGCCGGTCTCCGCAAAGATTCGTGCTATCAGTTCAACCTTACCCGCACCCGCCGCTTGCATCGATGCCACAGCAGCAGCAGTCACATTCTGCAAGATTGCGGGGTCTAGCCCTTGAGAAGCGTCAGTCACTCCGGTGCGCTTTTGGGCCACAGAGTCGAGATATTGAAGCATCGGGAAGGCTTGTCCCGCAACGGGTGGCACATTCAATGGCTGCACTGCGCCTTGAGATTTAATCCGCACCACACCGCCAGCAGTGGCAGTCAACAGATCATCTAAGTTAACTTGACCATCTACAGCAGTCACCCGAGCATTGTTTGTCAGATAGAGGTTATCCAAAATCTGACGGGTGATAGTGGTCTTTTGTAACTGAATGTCTGTCGTGCGGTCTGCCAATGATTGACCGAAAAACTTGTGCGGAATGGGAATCGGACAAATTGAGTGGAATGGCACATAGTCGCATTCTTCATCTGAAAGAATCTCGTTACCGGCATAAAACACTTGCCGCAGTTCAGCGATACCGTCCCCGTCCATGTCGGCCCGTAGGTAGCACTCGAACACTTCAACACTCTGCATCGAGTCATCCATGCTTGTGGAATCGTCCGGTTGCTCACCATTGGAGAACCTTACGAGTCGTTCCGGTGTGTAGGTCAGTGAGTCGCTAGAAGGAATCCCGTCCACAATGTCAGCATCAAAGCCCATTGCGATCAAGTCGCTCCGAGTCATCAGCTTACGGTGTGCAACGAATGGCGAACCCTCAATCCTCCGAGCCTTCTTAGAGATTAGGAATTCTTCGGGAGGTACATTCTCGACCACCACACGCCCCGTCTTTTGTTTCTTTGAGACGGTCACAGCATGAATCTTGACTTTCACCGGCCCCATTGGGGTCATCTGATCGAATTCTTGTGTGTCTTGTTCAACGATCTCCATCGTGCCATCGCTCATCAGCATGGCGAGTTCGTCATCAGTTAGATCACGGTACTTTTCTTTGATTACATCTTCTTTGTCTTCCCAATAGGCTTTGACCACTCCGACCTTTTGGAGAAGCGCATCCTTGAACCAATCGTGAAGAATAATCACACCTTCGTTGTCACGGTTGAATACCCAATTCACATACTCGGTGGCTTGCTTTGCTCCGGCCTCGTCATTAGGGCCACGGGGTTCAAACCTCACCACTTCATCGCTTGCCGAGAAGATACGCACCAATGATGGGAGAGAACCGTCTACGGCCTCTGCAACCTCACCGGTCACGATCTGAGACTTGCCTTCAACCTCATTGCCATAGGGTTGCCGGAGGTAGCTTTGCAGTGCTTCTCTGCGCTGTTCAGTGGTCTCAGTCTCCAAATAGCCGAGACTGTTGGAAATCTCAGCATCGATGATTGATTTGAGTTTGTTTTCGTCCATCACACAATCCATTTCACATTATTTGTGGGCATCTTTGACCAGCCGGTTGTTTCGTTTAGACCGATTGCAAGATAGCGGAAAGCATCAGCACTATGGCTACTCCAATCATGAAGTGGTCGGTCGTAAAAGATTTTCCGCTTTTCATCGTAATCCCTTCGGTAGTTTCTGAGTGCGTCTAGTCCTTGCTTGACCTTTGGCACATTGAACCAACATCGTGGGAGAAGCCTTCGCACCGCTTGGATGCCATCATCGACCCCCATGCGTGGGGCAACCCGAATGTTTAATCCAGCATCGGTTAAAACCTCTAGTCGGCTTTTCCCCGTCCCGAGTTCCCGCACTTGTACATCGTGAGGTAGGATTTGCTCGGCTTTGTCCCATCCATTATGCCTCAACCAATTAACATAGCTGTCAAGTCCGACCCCGTTATTCTCGTAAAAGTCCATCAATCGGATTTCTGAGCCGACCACTTGAGCCACCCAAATCACCGTTGAATCGCCCATTCCCAAGTCCCATGCACACACTGTCTTACAAAGATCATCGCGGGGAATCTCTTGAATGTGGTTCTTTTCGTCCAAATCGTTGAGCAACTGCCCGTAGTAACTGCCCTCTACCGCAGCGGTAAATGAACACTCAAACTCTTGAAGGTACTTATCGTCCCCCATTTCAATCCGAGCCGCCTTTAGTTCGGTTACGGTCAAGACCTCAGTTTGGGAGGCTTTGAACTCCAACAGCCCCCAACCGTCCTCAGTTTCTGCCCGATCTCGTAGGTCTTTGAAGTGATTGTGCCCCTTCGGAGTCCCGATAAAGCAGCACCATCCGAGTCTGTCAGCCAATGACGGGCGAATTATGTCTGTCCATATCTTTGGGTTTTGGTCGCCAATCTCATCAAGAATCACCCCATCAAAGTACTGTCCGCGCAGTGAGTCGGGGTTATCTGAGCCATATAGCTGAATCCGGCGGTTCCAAAAGTCCACCCGCAGTTCAGAAATGTTCTCTGTACCGCCTAACGGTCTTGCGTATTTCGTGAGGTAATCCCATGCCACCCTCTTTGCTTGCCCGTATGTTGGAGCAATGTAAGCGTAGCGGGGGGCTTCCTTTTGGTTGCTCACCGCGTCTTTAATCAGATGGTTGATCGCGCTAACCGTCTTTCCCATCCTTCGATGGGCCACCACCACCCCGAACCGTTTAGCGTCTAGCAGAGTGTGAATCTGCAATTGCTCTTTTCTCGGGCTATACGGGATTACGATGGATTGTTCGGTTGCGCCCATGTGACTTTCATTTCAATGGGATTGTTCGCGTCTCCGGCGTGTTCTGTCCTTGCCAGCTTTGGAATGTGATACTCCACCACTGATTGAAATAACTCAAATGCCTTTGCGGGGTTTGGCTTTATGTCATGCTCGGGGTCGCCCTCTGCCACCTTATCGAGCCAAATAGAGAGCCTCCATGCGTTTCCATCTACAAAGGTAGCTATGGCTTGTCTTGCCTCCGATGTGGCCTTGTTGGGCGTTCCTATGCCCCTGCCGCCGTGTCTTACTCCACTCATATAGCCCCCGAACTAATTTGGGCTAATTTAGTTTTCATTGTTTTCTTTTGCATTACCAATTCCTTTAGGTCTGTTGGTATTACTTAGTATATAACAGACTCAATTCCTCATCTAGCTTTCGGCGTGTTTCGGGGTCTGCCAATAGACTTGCGGGTAGCAGTCCAGCAAGAATGTCGGATTCATTCCGGCGCATTGGGTCAAATGCTGCGAATTGTGATCGCAACTGTTCCGGTTTAAACGGGATTACGACTTGGTGTGCTTCACCGCCCATTTTCCCGCCCACATCCAAAATCCCATTGAATCCCAATTTCTCTAATTGGCCTGTTACCTTGTCGGGGATTGAAGTCCAAACAAATGAATTCTCGCCTTTTGATAAGTCTTGTTCTAGTTGGTCAACCCATTGTTTTGGCGTAAACCTTGTGTTTTTGTCCCATTGGTCAACACCGCCCGTTTTAACTCTAGTCCGGTCGTTTTTGAATTGCTCCTTCAAAAATGGGATAACAGTCTCTTGCAATGTTGCTGTATCAGATGTGTTTAGTGGGTTGCTTATCATTGCCTTACCAGTAAATACACCCTTTGCACTTGTCCAAGGCGCATTGGTTTGTGTAATTTCGTATGGGAATCCAACTAATTTATAAATGTCAGCAAGTTCACTTGGGGCATAAGCGTCAAGCATTCCACTTTCTGCGTATGTTTTTCTCAATGCTGTCAGAGGATTTCCTTTTGACTCACGATTTAACACATACTCCCAATGACTTTTGGAATAGGGCATTCCTTCACTTGTCGAATGTATAACTAAACCACCCGTAGCTTCTTCGGGGTTTGCATACCCAAGGCGACTTGCTTTATCAAGTATTTCTGATTTTTTCTCGGGAGAAAGCCTATACCAAACATTCTCAACATTGATAGGAGTTTTGCCTCTTTCACCCATTGACTTTGGCAGCACTTGAAAATAATCAGCAAGATTACCCTCATTGCCCATTGCCAATGATGTATCTGCCTTGTTCATGGCATAACTTGAAGCCATTGATGGCGTGTTGGTTCCATACGGCATTGGCCCAGATGTAGCCTTTCTAGCATCAAAGGATTTTCCAGCAAGCAATCTGTCTAAGCGTTCAGTACCATGCAAATAGTCAATAGCACCCATTGCCTCTGCTCTCATTTCCGGCGTATTGGTAGATAGCAAACCTAATCCACCCTCCTCGATTGGCAGTGCTGCGTTTCTTTGTGCTGTCTCAAGTGCTGTTTCTTGTGGATATTGTGTTCTTACATTTATTCGGGGTGCGTTTGGTTCTACAGCAAACATCGCAGACTTTGGTTCTGCAAGCAAACTTGGCAACATTGATCGACCCGTAGTCAATCTGTCTGCCATTTCTTGCCCAACCATCCGAGCCGTACCCCTTGCCGCCCGTCCAGCAACCGGAGCCATTGGAGCCACCGCCATAGCAGCATCTAAGACTTCGGGTTTGACCCGTGTCGTGCCGCCCATGCCACCCGCGCCCGTAGTTAGTGGTTCGCCATAGGACAACAGATTCAGCGTTTTGGATACTTCCGGAACCATCAAAAACTTCATCAACCCTTGCATTTGTTGCGTTTGGGTTGGGGAGTACAGCTTTTCTAGTTGGTCAGCCAATAGCCCGTATATGGGATTTCTCGGGGTTGGGCGTATGTAGTCCATGTTGTCACCACTTTACTTTGTTGGCCCAATATGCCGCACTCATCTTGCCCTTTGCAATGTTCTCA